GCGATGCCGTCCTCCAGGGGGTGGATGTCCTCAGGCCGGAGGCTGGCTGCCTCGGCCTTCGTCGAGACCCGTGTGCTCCCGCCGGCCAGCCGGACGACCGCCTGCTCGAGCGTGGCAATGCCGTCGACGAGGCCGGCCTTGAGACCGTCCTTGGCGCCCAGGATCTTCCCTTCCCCCATCCCGTCGAGCACCTGCTGCTCCGGCACTGCCCGGCCCCTGCTCACGTCCCGCACGAACGCTGCGTAGTAGCTGTCGACGAGCTGCTGCATGGTCGCCCGGGCACTGTCGGTGAGCGGCGCGTGCTCGTTGCCATCAGCCTTGAATTTGCCCGCGGTGATCAGGGTCGTCTTGATCCCCTCCTTGGCCTCGGCCTCGGAGATGTCCTGATGGACGCCGATGACACCGATGCTGCCGACTTGGCTGGACGGAGAGGCGAGGATCTCGTCGGCGCCTGAGGCGATCCAGTAGGCGGCGCTGGCCATCATGGTCTCTGCGATGGCCACGATCGGCTTGCGGCCACGTGCGCCCCTGACGACTGCGGCGGCCTCTTCGATCCCAAATACAGAACCACCAGGGGAACGGACCGAGATGGCCACGGCCGAGACATCAGGGTCGGCGACGGCGGCCCGGAAGTTGCGGCTGAATTCGGCGGCTGACGTGCCCCCGCTGATGTCGGTCATCACGTCCATGTGCGGCGCGATCACGCCCCAGAGGGGAACCACCGCGATGGCCCCGGAGATCGGGGCGGGGGCGCGGCCAGGGCCACCCGCGATCCGCGCCTTGATCTCCTCGTCCGTGAACATCTGCCCGGCGGCGCGCAGCTCCAGCATCTCGACAATGGAGTCGAGGGTCGCGGGCAAGATCGCCCAGGGATGCTGACCGAGCATTTTGAGGATGCGAGGATAACGCTTAGCCATTGGGAGCCTCCATGTGTCGATCTGGATCTGGCAACCCGAGAACACGGGCGACTGCGCCGCGCCAGTATCCTCCAAGGGGGTTGCCGAAACTCGCCTCGTTACACGCCAGTCGTAGTTCCCGTAGCGAGCAGATGTCACTACGTATCAGGGCAGCACGGAACGCCTGACTGAAGTCGGCGAATTGCCGTTCCGCCATTCTCATCCGCCTGAGAGACCTTGGGCGGCTATATCCCATTCGGCGGAGATGTCGGTAGGATGCGCGCTTGAGGAACGTCCGAAGCGGTTTCGTCTCCCTACTCATGGCACCACCAGCTCCTCCCCGAGCGCCAGGGCGGTCAAGGCCGCCGGCGCGTGATGGTCCCACTCCTCGAGCACCATGACGCCGCGCTCCAGCAGCGCGGCCGTATGCGCGGCGCCGTACTGACGCGCCGTAGTCTGGTCGAGCCCGAGCGATTCCTCCAGGACCACAACATGCCTGGAGTAGAAGTCGCAGACCCATTCCTTCCACCCGGCGACATCCCCGGCGTAGCGTGGCGCCCATTTCTGGATCGCCCCAATCTCCCGCCGCACCATGCGGGCCGCAGTGCGCGCGACCAACGCGCTGGCCCGCGCGTCGGCGTCATCGCGTATCTCTGACGGCGCCGGACGGTGGCCGTTCTGAGATGGACGAGGCCGGGCCGGGAGACTCGTGGCCGGATCGCCCCCGCCGCCGATGTTCTGGGCGCGCTGGGGCTTCGCGAACTCGCCACCGAGCGGGTTGCGGTTCTCCATGATCCGCACTTCGTCAGGCGACAGAATGCCTCCGTCCACGTATTGCCGCTGGGCGGTCGCGCGAGCGGCAAGATCGGCGCGCAGCATGGCATCGACCAGGAATTCTGAGAAGAGGTCGTCGTCGTCGTCGAGCAGCTGGCGATCGATGTCCTGCTCCCACAGCGTGAACCACGGCGCCATGGTAGTCGTCAGGAAGCCCAGCTGCTGCTGTTCGATCCCGGTGCCCCAGCTCGTCGACCGCTCAACGTCGCCGACCATGTGCGGCGGCACCCCGAACCACCGCGCGATGTCCGCCACGCTGAACTGGCGGCCTTCGAGATACTGCGCATCCCGGGCCGAGATCCCGATCTGAAGCCACTTGAGGCCACCTTCCAGGAGGGCGACCTTATGGGCGTTCCACCAGCCGCCTTGCGCCTGCTGCCACGCCTCGCTGTTCGCCTCGCGCTGCTCCTTCGTGAGCTTCCCGTCGGTCGCCAGCGCGCCCTTGATCGCGCCGCCCTGGGACCAGAAGCGCGCGGCGTAGAGCTCTTCGGCGAGCGAGCGGCCCACGCTCTCGGCGGCATACTCGATGACCGAGCAGCCCGTGATGCCGTCTAACGAGAAGCCCATCACGTGGAACACTTCGTCCTGGGTGAGCGCCTGCGCAGGCCCTGTCTCCGGCCGGTAGAGATACCCGCGGCGACCCGTGGGCAGAAGCTTGACCGTCATGCGATCGGGATTCAGCGGGATCAATTCGCGGATGCGGCGGGTCGAGCTGACGATCAGGTTGTAGAAGTTTCCGCGCAGCAGGATATGGCGCTGGCCGAGCTGGCGCCAGCGGATCGCCGTCTGGAACTGATTCGGCCGCCTGCGCAGGAGTGGATACGTCGGATGATCGGTCGCCCGATCCTTGCCGTCGTCCGCCCGCCTGCGGTACACGTGCAACGGCAGATAGCCCACCATGTCGGAGAGGATGCGCACGCAGGCGTAGACAGCGCCCAGGCGCATGGCGGCGTCCGGGCTCGCGGTGACGCCGGCGTGGGTGGCGCTGCCGAAACGCGGGTCCTTTTGGAACCAGAAGTCGTCTGTCGTTTTGTAATCGGCCCGGAACGCCGGCGCGAGCACATCCGTGAACAGACCCATCAGCGCCTCCGTGGCGGCAGCACGCCGCCGGCGATCAACGCAAGCCCGGCGATGATCCAGGCGGCCGGCCGTGAGACCTGGCCAACGCCAACGACAATCGCCACCACACCGAGAAGCATCGCGACCACATCGAGGAGCGCCCAGAGCTTCATCCCAGCACACTCACCAGCGGCGCCGGCGCTTCGGCATGCCGGCCTGCCCGGTCGAGGCCCATGATGAGCGCGACAACCCCATCGATCTTATCTTTCGAGGACGCCTTGTCAGGTTTGAGATTCCCTGCGGCGTCCTGATGCACGGAGAAGTTGTCGGCCATCCACCGGAGCACGGGATGCCCACCGTGTGCGATGCGGCCGGCGGTAATCATGGCGAGCAATTCTTTTGTGGGCGCCGCCATGCTGGCCATCCCCTGTCTGAACGGAACGGCCGTGAAGCCGTCCTCGGTCAACTGCGTCGCGAGATGGACGGCGCCCCACGGATCGTAGGCGATCTCCCGGATCTCGACCTGCGTATGGAGCGCGTTGATCTCTTTTCGGATGAACTCGAAGTCGATGATGTTCCCTGGCGTCGTCGCGATGAGCCCGTCTCGGACCCAGACATCGTAGGGCACGTTGTGGCGCTTGGCGCGCTCGTGCATATTGTCCTCGGGAATCCAGAAGCGGGGGATAACCGTCAGCTCCCCGGTCTCGCTGGGGAAGACCAACACCAGCGCCGCGATGTCCTCCTTGGTCGCGAGGTCGAGCCCCGCGAAGCACACATGGCCCAGGAGATCGTCGAGGTTCGCGGGGCCGGCGCAGCGATCCCACGCCGCCATGTCAATGGCCCGGTTCGCTTGCCCCGTCCACTGGCAGAGGTAGAGCCGACGGAACACGTTCTGCTGGGCCGGAATGTCCGTCGCGCGCTGGGCCGCGACGCGCATCTCCTCGAGGCTTCGGAAGTCACCGAGGGCAGGATTTGCCTCGGCCCAGATTCCCTCGTCGAGCCAATCCGCTTTTTCCTCGGCGCCGAACAGGATTGGAAGGAACGTCGGATCGGCCAGGAGCCCATCGCGGACCTGCTCCGCGTAGCGATGCAGCTCCCAGCAAATACTCTTGCGATCGTAGCCCGCGGTCGTGATGACGAAGCTGAGAGGCTGCGGTCGCGCGCCGGTCGAGGTCATGAGCACGTCCCAGAATTCTCGATTCGGCCAGGCATGGAGTTCGTCGCCGATGATGGCCGAGGCATTGAAGCCGTGCGCGCCCGGCGCGTCGGCCGGGATCGCGCGGTACACAGACCCGGAGGCGTGGTGAATGATGCGCTTGCGGCTCGCAATGATCTCACAGCTCGCGGCCAACTCGGGATCGTTGCGCAACATCTGCGCGGCGACGTTGAAGGCGAGGCTCGCCTGCTCAATATCGACCGCGGCCCCGTAGACCTCGGCGCCCGCCTCTCGATCGCCCATGAGCATGTAGAGCGCGATCGCAGAGGCAAGCTCTGTCTTGCCGTTCTTTCGCGGAATCTCGACGTAGCACGTCCGGTATTGCCGGCGCCCGTCCGTGCGCAGCGTGCCGAAGAGTCGGCGGATAATCTGCTCCTGCCAAGGGCGAAGATGAAACGGCTGCCCGGCCCATTCGCCTTTTGTGTGAGTCAAGTTGTTGATCCACCGCACCGCGCGTGCGCCGGCAGCGCTGCCGCCATCTTGTCGGGTGCGCTTTACAGGAGGCCGCGCCATTTGCTCTTCGGCCCCTTGGCTTCCTTCACCGGCCCGATGCTGCCGCGCCCCAGGCGCAGCCACGCGCGATCCGCGGCCTCAAGCACGCGGAGGGCCGCCGTGAGCTGTGCGCTCACCTGGCGCCCGTTGTTCGGCGTGGTGTCGATCGGCTTCTTCTCGGCGGCTTCAAGTATCTTAGTGCCCAGCGCCTCCAGCTTCTCAGCGCGGGCGCGTAAGGCCCGCTCCCAGGCCGCCCGGGTCTTCTCCGACATCGTGAGGCTCGCCGGCTGTCGCCGATCCCCGGCAATCATCCGGACGACTCCCCGCACTGGCATCGGTCCACGTTCGCCCATGGCTCCCCCCAGAGGACTAGCACATCGGCAAGAGATTTACGGCATAAGAATCCTTGGGGCCCCCGCCAAAACCTGCGCGCGTTGAAGGGAGTCTGGCGCGCGGTAATAGAGCCGGGCACTTTGAACTTCTTCACTGCCCCCCCCGCTCTCTGTTCCAGCTCTCGCGCTTCGATGTCTCCGCGGAGTGATGCGCATGGCAGAGTCCGCGGAGATTCTCGAACTCCTCGCTGCCGCCTTCCTGGCGCGGTGTGATGTGCGCCACGTCCGTGCTGGCCTGCCCGCAGCCCCCCCACGCCGCCTCGTCACGTGGCACGCTGCCCCACGTACACACGGGGTCACGGGCCAGGACAGACGGCCGGATCTGCAGCCGCCAAGCTGGGGTGGCATACACTCGGTCACCGCGGGCCCGGTCATAGGCCTGCCGCCTGACGGCTCGCCCGTGCACCGGGCACTCCCCGAGGTTCGGACAGCCAGGTTGCTGGCAGGGGCGGAGGGGTGCTCTTGGGCTCATGGCAGCTCGCTCCTCAATCCGGGATGTTGAACCGGAAGTGGGCGGTTCGGGTTGGATCGCTAACCGCTGCGATCGGTATACGTCGAGGGGTGACACGACAGGTGACACCCCCTTTAGGGGTGGTGTCACCCCTGTCACCCCTCAACTTTACATACCTAGTTGTCGTGTCACCCCTCAAACGCATAAATCAGCCTTTCGCTTATATGAATCAATAACATGGTAGGGGTGACACGCTGTGTATGTCACCCCTGTCACCCCTGTCACCCCTGACAGTAAAACTTTCAGCATAGATGAAGAGTTATGAATCATGCACTTGCACGTCGAGCACTGAAAGTTCAAAACGGCAGTTCCTCTTCCTTTTTGGGCAGCATCCAGAGCCGTTTTCCGTACCTACCGGGGTCCTTGATGCACTCTACAGCCCCGTCGCCGCGTAGGGCAGTCAGGTGCCGCTGGACACTCCGCTCGGCCTTGCCAGTGTGGTCAGCCAAATGGGCGGAGGTCATGGGGTTGAGCGCCAGTGCCTCGAGGATCAGATCCCTGATGGTGTCCCCCTCCGCTACCTTGGCCGCCACCTCGCCGTCATAGACCCAGCGCCGGCTCTCGGGCCCGAGGTCCTCCAGATGCACCTTGAACGGGGCGACGAGGGCATCCTTCGACTCGGGCTCGACGATGAGCGCCCCCTTGGCCTTGAGCGGCTTGAGATAGAGGCTGTTCTCCGCCCAGCCCCAGAACTCGCTCGGGCCGCGGAGCTGCTGCCCACCTGAGGCGAGGTCGGGGCCGCCGACGCCGGGCTTGCGGGAGTGGTGGAGAATCAGGTTGGCGCAGCCGTACTCATCGCGGAGGCGGTCGACGCGCTTCAGGATGGGCAGCATCTGATCGGGGCGCTTCTCATCCTTGGTGTGGATCTTGTTGAAGACGTCCCAGACGACGAGGTCGACGGCCTGGGTGCTCAGCACGTCCAGGAGCGGCCGAAGGGAACGCTCGTCATCGAGCTGGATCCCTCGACGGATCGCCGCCTTGAAGAAGACGTGCTCGGGGATGAGGCCAGTGCCGCGCGCTTTCAAGAGTCGCGTGCCGCGTTCGTAGACGCGCCAGGCGCTGTCTTCCTCTTCGATGAGGACGACGCGCAGGGGTCGCGGGACGGCGAAGGTCTGGAGCCAGGGGGCACCGAGGACGCAGGCAAGGAGGAAGTCGAGGATCAGGTAGCTCTTCCCCACCTTGGCGCCGGCGCCGAGCCAGCCGTTCGCACTCTGCAGGGCCAAGCCCTCGACGAGCCACACGGGCTTCGGCGGGGGCGTGGTCAGCAACGTGGCGAAGTCCATCAACGGCGCCGAGCCCCGTCCCGTCCGCTGCGTCAGCGTCTCGAGCGCCCGCGTCGTGCTGAGCGCAATCGCCGCGGCGGGGATCCCGTTCTCATACGCCTTCCCGATCGTCTCCGTGCTGAGCCGGATCAGCTCGCGCAGCGCGGCCTTGTCCTGGATCAGCCGGCAGTAGTCCGGCATGGCGGTCAGGAGGGCGGCTTCCTCGAGGAGCTGGCCGAGATAGGCCGGGCCGCCGATCTCCTCGAGGTGGCCTCGCTGG